TGCCTGACTTGAGAATCCTGATGGTTGAGGTAATCCCAATAATGATGCGTCAGGGATTTGGTGTCCTGCCAAGATGTTCTCACGAACCAATGCAAAAATCTCACTAAACATACCTGCTTGTAGATTTGAGTTGATTTGGGTAATCTCAGGTTTCTCATTTTCTGGTCCACCCCATGATACAATTATACGACCAGCATTTGATGAACCAACATATCGTTCTTCAAGTCGTCTTAGGATATTCTCTTGCTCGTTTTGTGAGTCAGGACCTTGTTCAGGCAAGTGAACCCAAAGTGAAGGTGATGCTCCGTTATAGATGTTGTGCAAATTATGTTCAGAGATTGCACGAGATAAACGAATATCCAATAGGCTTGACGCATAATCAGCCGACCCATAGTAAATGTATCCAGGTTGATATTGTTTGATTGCGATGACTTGTCTGTCTTCATAGGCTGTTGGGTCAAACTCTTTTAGTTCAACAATCCCTGCCTTTTTCCACATAGCCCAATCGTGTGAATAGAACCAAGTGTCTGAATATAGTTCAGCATCTTTTGGTTGTTTGGCTCTCATGTATTTTGATGGAATAACATGGAATCCTGAAATCCCTTGTCTCCTGTCTTTTTTCCAAACGATTTCCAAGAATAAGTTACCAGTCACAATATACTCAAATAACATCTGTTTCAAGACATCATTCAAATATTCTTTGGAGTTGATTTTGTAGTCAGTTGTGAATCCACGACCTGCAGCGTTATTTACCTTGGCACGAATACAAGCGTTATGGATTGGTGAGAAATCTGTATACCAATACAATCTTTCTACTTCCATATTATCTAACCCCCATCTTACGAATGGTTCGTTCTTATACATTTTCTCTACCCAACGGTCCACATTGTCCACGGCAAAGTTCATTTGACTAATTTTCATATCTTTTAATCGTTATTCGGATTATACACAATATAAGTATTTGATGTTCCTGACCAAACGGTAGGGTCATAACCATTAACTCCCACCACATTCACCAGTGTTTCATATACCACATCGTATGCAAATTGAGGATTCGTATTACCTGATAGTGATAAAGGTTGCTCATAGACCTTGAGGTCATATTCACCTGGTATCAAATGAACATTGGTCTCACCACAATAGGTCGCTCCCGTTAAAACTTGAGGAATTGAATCATCAATGTTTATACAAAATAGGTCATAAGGTGGATTAAATGAAGCCGTTGATGGAACTAAATAAGGAATGAAACGATATTTCTGTTGGGACAATTTATGTTGCATTGACCACAGATAGCATACAGGACCAGTCAACCACTTGTTTCTTGAACAGATGGCTGCCGCTTCGTTATTCTGACCTTGATTTAGATATATCATTTCTTTTTATTTTATTTTTTAAGCCATATTCAATGAACGGGAAATCTCGTATAAATCATTACCTGCCCATGCTGCCATTTTAATAATTGACCTTGTGTTGTTGGTGAATGATGGAGTTCCTGCTCCATTACCCCATCTCCATTGAGTGTTTCCTGAATTATCAAATACAATACTTGCTCCACCACTTACATTTATCAATAATGTAAGTTCAGGTGTTCCCTCTTGTGATGGTGATGGTGAAATACTCAAAGTATAAGTTCCACCAGTAGCGTTGATAATAACATGAGACATATTAAAGATATCAATAGAGCAAGTTCCTGAAGTATCAAAGGTTGTTGCCTCATAAGTAGTATTTCCCAATACATAAAACTTATCAACATAGGTTGTATTTGGTTGACCTCCAGGAATTGTTTTACCTGATAATCCCAAAATAACTGAATTAGTAATGTTTGTAGCATCAGTATCCACACAACCAATCATTACAACTGTATCAGTATTATACACACTACCATCATTTAATGATGAGTTTTTAGATGAAATGATAGCACCATTTGCAGACCTATTGATTAAATTATCTACACCACCAATAATAACCGAATTACTTGAATTACTCGCTTCAGTATGACCTGAACCTCCAATAACCGTAGAATACTCTCCCTGTGCTCTTGCATTGTTACCAATTGCAACACCACCTGTTAAATCACTCTGTGCATTATATCCAAGTGCTAAGGCGTAATCCGCATTTACTTGAGCCGAACCCCCAATTGCGATACCATAGTTATTTGCTTGGTCAAACGCATCTCTACCAACCGCAAGACCACCTGTTGAATAAGCCAATGAATCTTTACCAATAGCCAAGGAACTGTTACCAAAAGTTCCAGCATTCTTACCGATAGAACAAGTATCAGAACCAAACGCTCTTGCGTCAGTTCCCAATGCAAACGATTCTTGAACCGCTCTTGCATTTGTTCCAATACAGATGTAGTTATTTCTTGTTCCATCTCGGTTTTCATTACGAGCCATATATCCAATGGCGATTGAATATGGTGATGTTGCTTCCGCTCCATTACCAATAGCAATTGCTGATTCTGTGCTCGCAGTTGTTCCCAATGCGGTCAAGTAAGAGTTAGATTGAACGGAGTTATTACCATTGGTTGTGGTCATTCCGTTAAAATCTTTTAACTGTATTTTAGTTGTCTCTGTCTCACCAGAGTTGTTATTCACGAAGTAAATGTCGGGATTTACTGATGCGGAATATAAGGGTAATTGACTTATCTTAATATTTGCCATAATTTATTTTATTGTTCGGTTATTATTTGTTCGTTTGCTTCAGTATGGATAAAATCTGAAGATTCGGTTTGTAATTTATTTATGTTATCAGGTGTGGTAGGGGTTGGTGTTGGTGTTCCTGTAGGGGTGCCCGTTGGAGTTTCTGTGTTAGTCGGTGTTTGTGTTGTTGTCGGAGTGACCGCAGGAGTTCCTGTCGGAGTCCCTGTTTGAGTCGGTGTAGTTGTTGGTTCAGGAGTTACCGATGGTGTATTTGTCGGAGTTTGAGTTGGAGTTCTTGTAGGAGTTGGCGTCGGAGGTGGAACATATATACCAGCAATTTGTTGTATAGATGAACCAGTAAATATTGAACCATAATTACCTGTGTTATCAATCCAAGTAATACCATCAGAACTTTCCCATATTCTTGAAGGACCAGTTGATGATTGACGACCTACTGCATATATTTTACTATTTGCAATTGCCATTTGATATGGTGATTGTGCCATTAGAGACCTTACAGATGTCGCACCTGACCAAGTAAATCCATCAGTAGAATAATTTACAAAATTATATGTTGCCGCTGAAGCCACACCGCCTCCAGGTATACCAATTATTTTATTATCAAAATAATATAAATTGTTTGGATTTAATGTTCCAAATACAGTAGAATCATTGGCATTTGTTGATGATGAGAAATTGAAACCATCAGTAGATACTAAAATCTTTGATGCCGCATTTACTGATTGACCTACAATAAACCTATCATTAGCAAATACTACAGATGATAAATTATTTCCAAATGCTGTGTTAGTTGAACCTGTCCAATCAACACCATTGTAAGAATATAACAATCTACTTTGAGTTGTTGTTGTTCCTGTTGATGAACCTACCGCAAGATATAATCCATTACCATAAGCGATAGAAACTATTGATTGGTTTCTAACTCTACCTGATGGTATTGTAATATTCACAGGGTTAAAATTAAGACCATCACTTGAGTATGCCATTGTGGTCCAAGTTCCACCTGATAAAAGTTGAGCGTATGTTGAACTACCTAAAATATACCAGTAAGGTGCAGTATAAACTATTTTACTTGGTGAACCAATATAACTCCTAAATCCTTGAGTTGCTCCTGTAGTCCAAATTGAACCATTTGTTGAGGTATAAACCACATTTGTTGCGGCACTTGTAATATAACTATAACTTGCTCCAATCGCTCCCCAAGTTGTTCCATTATTTGAAATTGATGTAAGAGAAAAATCAGTAATAGGTTGTCCCTCACTAATAGGAGACCAACTATTTCCATCAACAGAATATCCTTCAACATAACCAGAACCTGCAACCAAATTAGCATTTAAGTAACCTGTAGGAGTTGGTGTCTGTGTCGGTGTTCCTGTTTGAGTTTGAGTAGGAGTTGTTGTAGGTTCAGGTGTAGGACTCGCAGTTTGAGTTGGAGTTTCGTTTGGCGTTCCTGTAGGAGTTGAGGTCGGTGTAGATTCAGGTGTCGGAGTCGGAGTCGGAGTAGGACATACCGCAGCGTATTGAATATAACCACCGTTGTATTGTAAGAAACCTGAAGGCGGATAATACCATACACCATCAGTGATTGCATTTGAATCAAGAATTGCGATATCCGCAGTTTGAGCACCACCATTAAAGATTGTATTTCCACTTGAATACATAATGGTCCATTTACCACTATTACCTAAACTATCAGATGCCCAGAACAATGAAGTATAGTCAGAACCTGAACTGGTTTGGTAAGCAATATACTCATTACCATCAGGATTAGTTCCATAATTCAAAGTTAAGTTTTCACTATTATACCATACCGCTTCAAATGTTCCACCTGTGTAGATTGTTGCTCTTGTATACAATCCATACAATAAGTTTGGAGTTGTGGCACTTAATATCAATTCAGATGGACATACAGGATATGCTGTAGGACTTACTGCAGGAGTTCCTGTTTGAGTTTGGGTAGGAGTCGGACTTTCGGTTTGAGTAGGTGTTGCGGTTAAAGTAGTAGTTGTGGTAGGAGTCGGAGTAGATGTCTGTGTAGGAGTTGTTGTTACCTCTGGTGTGCTTGTAGGTGTGGCTGTAAGAGTTGTGGTTGTTGTAGGTGTATTTGTTTGAGTCGGCGTAGGTGTTGTAGTAACACTAATGATTGGTGTTGAACTTGGCGTGATTGAAGGGGTAGGTGTATTTGATGGTGTAATACTCGGAGTAGGAGTTGGGCTTGGCACCAAATCAGCGGTAAAAAACAAGACAATATCATCTATCGCTCTTTGTTCCCCTAAATAGTTTGTAAACTTTTTTCTATAGAATGTCCTTGCCATGTATTAGTGCTTCAACTTTTTTAATATATTCATTTATATCTACATCACAAGTGGTTGGAAATATAAACTCTTTTAATCTTTTTATTTTTTTTTGGTCTCTGTGGTATATTACATTTAGGGTTAAAACACAAGTCATTAAATTGAGATTTACACTTTCAATATCATATCCATCAAATGCGATTCCTTCAATTAAATACATTATTAAGTTATTGGATTAGGTTGGATTTGAACATTACTTGCAAACGCTTGTATTGACCCTATCCCTGTAAATATTGTGTTAATGTTACTTGTATTTGCTGACCAATTTATACCATTATTTGATATGTATGTCGTAACCGCATTTCCTGAAGAACCTGTTGTTGAAGTAGCAATTAACACACTACCATTGGATGCTATTTTGTTTATACCACGATTTATTAAAGTTTTTGTATCAGTGCAAGCAGACCAAGTTAAACCATCAGTAGAATAAATTATGATATGTGTAGTTGCTCCACTACTTGATGCGGTAGTTGCGACAAACTTATTATCAAAGAATATTACATTATTTGGTGTTAATGTAGTTGAAAATAATGTTGAGTTTGTCGCGTTTGTTGAAGCAGTCCAATTAAATCCATCAGTTGATGCTAATAATTTACCATTATTATTACTTACAAATTGAGAAGCAACCCATTTACCATTTCCATAAGCAATAGATTGAACTTGTCCTGAAAATATAGGATTTGTTTGACCAGACCAATTTACACCATCAGTTGAATTGATTAGGTAGGTGCTATTTATGCTTGTTCCTGTTGAAAATCCACCACCTAACCACATACTTCCATTATATGCGAATGATTCAATAAATCGTGGTTTTGCACTACCTGATTGAACTGATATTGTTGCTGCAGAATAAGTAATTCCATCATAAGAATACGCTACAGTTGTCGCTCCTGTTGCTTGAGCGGGATATGAACTTTCACCACCAATTAACCAAATTGAACCATTTGTAGATATTGTATAAGTGGTAGTTTGAAATAAATTACGAATATCTTGACCAAGGCTCCATTCAGAACCATTATTAGAATTAAATACATCTCTAAATAAACTATTAGTCCTCCAACCAATTGCACCCCAATTACTTCCATTTGTGGCAACTCCCAAAAATGCTGAGTTTGTCGCTCCTGTAACTGTAGCACCACTCCAAGTTGTAGCACTTGATGTAATTGAATAACCTTCAACCTGACCACTACCATTTGCGGCAAACCATAATACTGGTGTAGTTGTGGGTGTTGGTATATTATTCACAGCGACAATGGCATTCCACACTGGCAATTCTTTCTCACCATATGGTTTTAATGCTTCCTGAAAATCAAAGGGTTTTTTCTTTGTTATGTATTGTGCGTTTGCTGGTCTGTATGTTCTACCGTTCCACTTCATTTGTTTGTTCTTGGCTTAAAAAAAGGCACCCCTCAGGATTGAAGGGTGCCGATTTATTTTTTGATATTATTCCGCGTTTACAGTGATACCTGTGAATACTGCTCCAAGAGTAGTAGTAACAAGGATTTCCTGTGTTGCGTTTGGTTCTCCACCAACGATAGTAAGAGCACTCATACCGTTAAGGTCTGTGTATGCCAATCCTGAAGCAAGGCTACCTGCAGTAACCAACGCTCCGTTTTGCCATGCACCACTCCAATAACGACCATTGTTATCTTTTACGATGAAGAAGATGTTATTTTGTGAAACAAGATTTTGGAATACATTTCTCAAATCCTTGTCCATTCTTGGTAAGTTCATTACCAATTGCGGTTGGAATACAACAGATTGTGCTGTTGTGTTCACCCCGATGTCTTCAGTGAATGAAGAGCCTTGTTTAGTAAGTTCAAACTTATAGAAAGTTCCTGTTCCAGTAACCGATGTAACTTGGTTATCACCATTTGATGTCCATGATGTGATTGTGTTTCCAGAATCACCCAAAATCCAAACGGTTTGCAAACCACCAGTTGAAGCATTTCTACAATCTAAAGCGAACCCACTTGATATAAAACAACTCATAATTTTTAGTTTTTTAATTTAGGTTTATTAGATTATCCAGCAACTACGAAAGAATCCACAGAGAATACACCAACACCATAAGTAGCGTGTAAGTTTAATTTCACGATGTCTTCAAATGGGTCATACATTGCTCTTTGAGTCATCATCTCAGCATTCATACCAATCATGATGTATTGTGCAGGACCTGCATATACTTTAGATTGACCAGTAAGACCTTGAGTAGGAACTACTCTACAGTTACTACCTGGTAAGATAACACCCCAATCAGAACCTTCAGTAGCAACGCCAGTTGGGTC